GACAGATTGTCAGGTGACAGATTGTCAGGTGACAGATTGTCAGGTGACAGATTGTCAGGTGACAGATTGTCAGGTGACAGATTGTCAGGTGACCTTTCGGCGTTTTGGGTCACGCCCATATACCTATGCGTTGCGCGCATAGCAGCCAGGCCTCTGGCGCATAGGTCGCCGGGCACATGCGCCTCCCGTGCCCTTGGGGCTTTGGGTCATTTCGGCGGTTTAGTCACGGGAAAAAACTTGAGGCGCCGCTTCGTGCGCCGGTCGGTGCGGTATCAGGATACCTATATTTTCCTTCCCCAGAATATATAGAGAATAATAGACACTATAGCCGAAACCCGCGTTGGCGCGTTTGGGTGTCGACCATAGCCGAAACCATAGCCGTGTGCGGCGCCGTGATATGCGCCGCACGCATACCAGGGTTGCAAAAATAGCATTACTCAATTTCAAAAACCCTGCTACATTAAATCCAACAGCGCACGGGGCGCTGGCAACCAGAGGACTAGACCATGGCAAACATCTGGGAAAACACTTACAGCGGCAACACCGCGCACTACTACGCAACGCGCAAGCGCAAGGCTGTGATCATCGGTGTGAACAGCGATATCACCTTTGCTAACCGCATCGCCGAAATCGAAGTGTCCGGCAAAATTGAAGCGCGCAAGGTCGCGGCGCAATACAACGCCAAGCCTTGGAATTTCTGACGGACTACCGTGCGGCGCCGCAAGGCGCCGCACCATAGTTTGCCAGTACCACCACAACCAGAGGACTAGACCATGAAACGCTCACAAATTATCGGACGCTATGCCGCCATTGCTGGCGCCGCCATCTTGCTCACTGTTCTGATTGCGGGGCTTTGACCATGACCCGTATACAGCGATACCACCGCAACCATGACCGCCTCGCCATTGCAGCCGCCACCATTGCAACCATCGCCATGGCGGCGTTCGACGGCGCCGTAGCCTACGCATGGTGGCTGTCATGACTGTAAACTATGACGGGTTTCTCATTCGCAAACATGGCCGCGAATATGGCGTTTATGATTGGGACTATGAAAGCGAGGCCCTTGTATTTGTGGCGCCGTCTATTAGCGCCGCAAGGGCTTGGATCGACCGGCGCAACGCCTGACGGTCTACCGTGCGGCCGCGCAAGCGGCCGCACCATAGACCACCAGCCATGCGCCGCGCGCATACCAGGTATGCAATCTTTGCGTTACTCATTCGCACCAACACTGCTACATTAAATCCAACACCAACCAGAGGACTAGACCATGACATACGATATCGAGATGACGGACACCTTCGGAGGCGAGGCAAACTATTGCTGGGTAAAGCGCGACGAAATAGACGCGCCTGATACCCTGTCACGCCTCGCCTTAGTGCGCCGTGCCAAGGGCCTGATGGGCCTTAACGGCGTGCGGTGCCGCACATACGACCATGGCGACATGATTGAGATACGCCCATACGGCGCCTGTATCGTGGTGTTTATTCAGCACCGCTATTGACGGTCTACCGTGCGGCGCTCTAGCGGGCGCCGCACCATAGACCGCCAGCGTGCGGCACAACCAGAGGACTAGACCATGAAAATAGAAACTATTTCAGATTTCCGCCGTGCAATGCTTGTCGGACCGTATGCTTGGCCGGGTGGGTACCCCACATACTTCTACACCGCTGACGGCGCCGTTCTGTCTTTTGACGCCGCGCGCCTTGAGCGCCGCAATATCCTAGAGGCCATTGCCAGCAATGACGCGCGTAGTGGTTGGCGTATCGCTGGCATGGATATTAACTATGACGATACTGAAATGGTATGCGACCATACGGGCGTACCTATCCCGTCAGCCTATGAAGCCTGACGGTCTACCGTGGCGGGCGCCAAACGCCCGCCACCATAGACCGCCAGAGTCCAGGCCCGCGCGTAGCGCATGGCTGGTATGCAAAAATAACGTTACACAATATCCTACACGCCTGTAAGATAGGCGCGCCAACCAACCAGAGGACTAGACCATGGGCAAGTATCTGATAATCCGCACGGACACCAAAATAGTAAAGGGATGCGCGCGGCACACGGACCGGGTTATGAAGCGCCTGCATATGCCAGACGTAGACGATAGTGTTGTGGGTTCCTACATGCGGCAATTCGACGATATCGTAATGACGGCGCGCGGCTATTGTCGCGTTGAACGGCGCGGGTTCTACATTACCATAGTAGACGCCAAGGGGCAGAATATCTGGGGATGCGACGTCGAAGGCACGCATTACTGACAAACTGTCAACTGACAAACTGTCAGAGGTCCAGGCATGCGTTTTACGCATACCAGCCATGCAATAATACGTCTGGTGCGAGTGTCGGAAAGTGCTATACTTTATCTAACAGCGCAAGAAAGCGCCGCCAATCAGGAGACTAGACCATGGCAGACATTCACGTTCTACGGCACACAAATGGCGGCCGCCATTTTGTCGTCAAGGTAGTGACAGAAGAAATCTCGCATCAGGTAGACAAGCGGCTATTGTCGTTAATCGTCGCGGGCGCGCAAACGCAAGGCTTGACGGTTTATTGCGATACCTACCAGCGTTATTTGGCAGGGTCCGTAGACCAGATGCGTTGACAGACTACCGTCCGGCGCCCGCGCGGCGCCGGACCATAGTCCGGCAACCGGAGAAACTACCATGCCTGACATTACCATAGCCCGTGCTTCAAACGGCGTTGACTTCATTGTAGAGCGTGACGGCGCCGTTAGTATTGTGCCCCCTGCTATCATGACGCTTGTCGTGGCGGGCGCCAGCGCAAGCCGTCTTAGCGTGTATGACGCAACCGGCGCCCGTTACCTGACCGGTACCCTTGACGAATTGCTTAACGGCTAGGGCCTATCGTGCGGGCGCCACGGCGCCCGCATTATGGCCCTGGTATCTTTTTTCTAACGCTGGCATTATGCCAACACCAACCAACCAGAGGACTAGACCATGACATGCTATCGTGAGTTTCCAGACTTTCCGGCCGCCGATATGCCCGCCCTTCCAGAGGGCTGGATTGACACTAGTTACCACAATGACGCTTGCCCTTGTTACACCAGCCCTGACGGCGTAGTCATATGGATTGACTACGTAGACCCGGCGCAACGGGAGTTTCCCGGCCAAGCGCGCTTTGCGGTCACCTATCTAGACGCTGATGGCTGTCATCTGGTTGACGACACAACGCTAGACTTCGACACCTTCCAAGCGGCGCTAGATCACGCCGCCATGGGTAACACCAGCACCGAACGCCTGCTAGAGGCTATCCATGAAAGCGAGTTTAATTTCTGGGTACGCGACTACGGCGAGGCGCACGCGCAAGCTATGGCTGACGCCGCTGTAGCGCGTGAAAAGGCCAAGCGCAACGCCTGACGGTCTACCGTGCGGCGCTCTAGCGGGCGCCGCACCATAGACCGCCTATAACCCTTGTCTGACAAGGGCCAGGCCCTTCCATGCCTAAACCAACCAGAGGACTAGACCATGACCGCATCAGACTTGTTTGCCGCTCATTTTGTTGAGGCGGCGCTATTTGCCGATACGCCAGAAGAATATGAGGGCGAGGGCTTGTCAGAGGAATCCGACGCCCGCTTGCGCGCCTTTGCAACGGCGTTCTACGCCGCCCATCAAGATGACATAGACGCCTATTGCGAGGGCGTAGACGGCGCCGCACATGACCTCTGGTACACCCTGCTAGACCATGGTTGCGGCTACTGGGAGCAAGACGACGACATATCCAAGCGCCTTGACGCCGCCGCTAAGGCGTTGGCAACCGTTTGCGGCCTATATGAAGGCGACGATGGCCTATTGCATTGGGCCTAACTGTTACTTTTTAGTTGACACTACCAGCCAAGCGCGGACAAAATGACCGCACCAACCACGGGAGACTAGGACCATGACCACGTACAACGGATGGACTAACTACGCCACATGGCGCGTTAACCTTGAAATTTTCGACGGTACCAGCGCCTCTGACCATATCGGGACCGGCGGACGTGACCGCCTCACCTTGCTTATGGACACCTTGCGCGACACGGCGGAGGACCTGGTTTCCGAAACGGAAAACAGCCTCGCACGCGACTACGCGCTTGCGTTCATGGAAGAGGTGAATTACCGCGAAATCGCCGAACATATGTTGGAGGATGAAGAGGAAGAGGAAGAGGAAGAGGAAGAGGAAGAGGAAGAGGAAGAAGGCACCACGCTGGCGGACCCGCCCGCATCTATCGAGATTGAATGTTCGCCGTTTATAAAGGCGGCGCTAGGCGATAATTGACGGTCTACCGTGGCGGGCGCCAAACGCCCGCCACCATAGACCGCCATGGGGCGGCACAACCAGAGGACTAGACCATGCGAATTAATCTTAAAGACACGGACGCCGTGCGCGCGGCGCTTGCCGCCGTAAACGGCAGAGCGGAACGCCATGCCTATACTCTACCGTCCGAAATTGCGGCGGTAGCTTATGACGCCGAACGGGCGCTGGCGCGCTTGAACCTGTCTAAAAGCGCGCGGCGCGGCGCACGCTATGTGTCGCAATCCAGCGGCAATCTGCCCAAAGCCTACAAGTATAATGCTATCGGCACCGTCGTCACGTTAGAGCGGGGCGCAACGGCCTGGTTTATGGTGAACGTCGCGGCGTGTGATATCCGCCCCGGCGCGGCACCCTTCCAGCGGCTCACGTTGACGCCAGATCAGGACGCCGCCGCCGTGGCAGCGTTGCGTAAAGCCTATGGGGTGGCAGCATGATTTACATTCCGCCGCCGCCGCGCCAGCGCACTAGCCTATGGCTGGCTCTGGCTGAATTTACCACCCTTGTCGCCCTATGGGGCAGCATTATCGCGCTTGCCGTATTGGCCCGCGCTATCATGGGAGTGTAGGACCATGGTCTTCTACGAAATCGACGATTGCAACGGGCCTATAGATGCCGCGCCGCGCTTTAGCAGTGTAGAAGCCGCTATTGCGCTGGCACGAAGCTATGCTAACGACGGACGTCAGGGCGTATGCATCTATAGGGTCGAGACAATATGGACAGCCGAACCGGAGGCAGACGACAATGACTGAATTTACCTTCTTTGCCCACATAGCAGGGCTGGAAATACAGGTCGACTGTCTTGTGGCGGACCCCGGTATGAAGCCCCGTTATGGGGAAGACCCCGACCCCGGCCATGATCTGGAAATACAGATCGAGCGGACAAGCTATAACGGCGAGGATGTGTCGTTTGACGGCTTGTTCATGAAGGTGCCTTGGCACTATGTGCCGATCGATGACTGGTTGCTGGAACAGGCACACGAATTTTATGCGAGGGGCATATGATCCATTTCCTACTGGTGATACTGGCGGCGTTTATTGCGGGGCTGCTTTTGCATGACGCCGATTGATACCCACAACCGGGTGTGCGCGCTGGCACCGTGTGGTAAGGTCCAGAGATTAGTCCGGCGGGCAGGGTTCTAGTCCCCTGCCATCGCGTGTAGGGGGCAGCGCAAGCGCCGGATGCTGCCCCCACCTCCCATCTGCCAAGGGGCGCACGCGCACCATGGCCCAGCGGCGTTCCTTGGCGGATGGATTACTTTGCGGCTACGCCGCGCACCTTTTCAAACGTCCTAAGCCCACCAAGGCCTAACATGCCCGTGAGGACGGTCATCAGCGTGCCCATGTCAAATGGGATCACGATGGGGTCATGCCCGAACAGGACCGCCAACCAGCCTAGTAGGGGCAGGATCACGAAATGGAGCGCGAACGCCGCGCCGCAGATCCAGCCAATGCCAGGACGCCAGCCAGCGACAAACACGCTGCTACTGGCGGCTTCAATCTTGTTTATGTCGATCTGTTGCTGGACGCCTGCTATCGCGGCGTCCATCTGCGCCTTGACTAGCTGCGCCTCTGCGCTGGCGCGGGCGGCAGGATCAGGCCAGATCCGGCTTATCAGGGTTTCAGCCAGACCGGCTACTGCGCTTACAGGGTCCATTATCCAGATCCTTTCACAACGCTAAGGGTGGGCGGCGCTGGTGGCTCGACCATGCGCCGCAGATCCGATTTACTCATACGGGCCATGTCGGGCGCAACAAACAAGTGCTTCTTTGTCGGCAGTTCCCCAGACGACACGCGCCCCAGATCCTTCCAGCCCGCCTCTTTCAGCGCATGGAACAAGTTATTCGGGCCGATAAACGTCCCGGCGGGCGCAAGCGCCGCCAGACGCGAACAGACGGCGTGCCACGGGCCGCCTACTACGCCCTTGGCGAACTCGCCCCGGCGCGTCTCCATCAACTCCAATAGATACCCTTCTGCTGCGCTCATGCTGCTCTCCACTAGGTTGCGCTTCCAGTCCGTGACCGGCGGCGCGGCGGCAGGGTTAAACGCCGACACGTCGCGGGCGTATAGCCAAGCCGCGCACGCCTCGAACCCGCCCGCCTTGTACCAAGACCAGAGTCGAACCGACCCCTCGGCGGACAGGCGCGCGGCGGTTGACCAGACGGCAAACCAGCGCCGGTCCTGTGACGGCAGGGTAAGGGGGACGTAGTCGTTGGTGAACGCCAGCACCAGCAGCCGGTTGACCAGGTCATAGGGCGCGCGGTTCTTGCGATTGATCGAGATCACGTCAGGCGGCGCGGCGATGATAGGCTTGAGTTTGTTTGCCAAGGCTCGACGGGCGCTCGCGTCCGTCTCCCGCAGTTCGTTGAGGACGACGACCTCGGACTGGTAATGGTAGTCAAAGTCACTGTCGAGTTTCTTACCGTCCACCAGACCGTAGTTTTTGAGATCGGGTCCACATACTGCCCAGATAAAGGGGGCATATAATGTGTCCTTCCCGATACCCTCGTCGCCTCCGTGTAAGATAGCATGGTTCACCTTCACCTTGGGGTTCTGTACTTTGAAGGCCAGCACATCCAGCACATGCTCCCGCTCGATTGCCTCCGGTATCAGAGCCTCGACATGCTCCAGCCACGGCGACACGTCACCCGCCGCACCCACTACCGCCGGCCTGGCGTTCAGCCATGTGTTGCCGTAGACGTCGCCCGATCGGTAGACCAGCGCCGTCTCGCCGGGGGCGTAGGTTAGCCCTTGCAGGGTGCGCCCGCCGCCGCTCTGGCGGTTCTCGTCAAAGGCTACGGACGCCTCGATGTTGCGCCCAGTCCTGATCGATTTGCAGGCTATGTGCCGGAACTGCGCGTCAAAGTTAGGGCGCGTAAGATCCCGGCGCGTCTCCAGATCGAAGTAGCCGTTGTCTGCCATGATGTAGGCAAAGCGTTCGTACCATGCCGCCCGCTCGATCCGGCCCATCTCGGCCCGGTCTACCTCGGCCACCCGCGCGGCGGCGGCGTCGGGAAACTCGTCGGTAGGCGTCAGGCGCTCCCGCACTTTCGCCATGCGCTCGGCCAGCAGTTCGTTCCGCAGCCCGTGCTGGACCCGTGGCCCGCCCTGTTCGAACACCCAGTCAAGGAACGCCGTGCTGTTCAGGTCTTCACAATGCCCATGGTAGCAGCAGAACGAACGGTCGAGCGGGCGGTACCTGGCTTCGATCTGCCCGTCCGTGTGCGCCGCATTGTTAGGGCAGACCACGCCGCACCAGCCCTCGGCGTTGGTGCGTGACAGCACCAGCCCATGCTCGTTCAGCCATTGCAGGACGGTGTCGGCGCCCGTGTCGGCAAGACGCAGCGCCTTGTGGCTGGCGGTGTCGGCCTCGTCAGGCGTGACGCCCAGCGCCTCGCATATCTCGGGCAGGGTGTATTCCCGGTCAGGGTGGAACTCGACCAACCGGCTGGCAAACCTATCACGGCCCGGCTTCAGATTGATGGACCCCGGTATGCGGAAGTTGCGGACGGCGTTGGTAGCGCCGGGGTCGGTGTAGCCCGCCGCCGCTATGGCTTTGATGGCGGCGGTGTAGTCGCCCGTGGATGGTTGGGCGCTGAAAGCGTAGCCCCACTGGAAGCTGCCGGGGCTTGTCTCCATCACCCATGTCGGCGGCAGGGGCGGCGTGTTCGGTGCCTTCTCAGTCCCCACGTCGTCCAGCATCATGCACAGAACGAAGGCAGCATTGGCGCTACTGGCGGACGGCTTGCCGTCGCGGAATCTGTCCAACATGAAGCAGCCGGTGTTCAGGTACCACGCGCCGTCTGTCTTGCGCCCCGGCAGATAGGCGGGCCAGGTATAAGCCAGCGTGCCGTCTCCGTGCGTCTTCTGGACGCCGTCACGCATGATTGCCTTTTGCTGGACCAGCAGCGCCGTCTCGCCCTCGGGTGCCAGACTGGTGATGTACTCGACAAAATTCATTTGCCATACCTCTCCATGGTGGATACCTCGACGGCAAGGGGTAGCCCTTTGGCCCAGCCTGGCGGGGTACACATGATACGCTCTAGATCCGCCTTTGCACGGGCCGGATCGTCCGTTTCGATCACAATCTCGTCGTGGACGTGCAACACAACATCATGTGCGTGCCCGTCCAATACGGTCAGTGAATGTCTCAATATGTCGTGTGCAACGGCCTGCGTGACATTTTCGCACGCCAGACCGGACCAAAGCCTTGCCCTCGGCCACTCGGTCGCGTTCTGCGCTGGCTTCCACGACGCCTTGGCGTACCCGACGCCACGCTCCTCTAGCCGGGCATAGGGGTAGCACAGTATCCGACCGCTCGGCAGGATGTACCAGAGATGTTGGCGGTCGAACAAATAAGTGATGTGACCGGCGCTGAACTCACGGTTCGGGTGGCGCATGGCACCCATATAGGCCCGCTCCAGTTGGCCCCAGAAGTGGACAGCCCACTGGTTGGCGCGCCGCCAACCGTTGACCATTGCGCGCGCCTCTGGCTCTGGCATCAGCAGCCCGTAGACCCGGCCCATGGCAGCGAACGCGCCCACGGCACCGCCAAAGCCGCAGGACAGTTCCTGCACCTTGCCGATCTGGCGCTGGTCCTTGGTAACAGCCTCGACCGGCACGCCGAACGTGGCGCTGGCGTTGGCCTTGTAGATGTCCACGCCCGTCTCGAACAGGCGCAGCTTCTCCTCGCCCAGCCCCGACAGCCACGGGTTGACGCGCGCCTCGATGCTCGACCAATCGGCCACCACAAGGGTCTTGCCGGGGGCAGCCAGCAGCGCGGGGCGCAGCATACCCTTCAGCACGTCGGTCACCCGGCGCCCGAACTGCGGCACGATAGGCTCACCGGCCACCATGGCGGCACGCACCGCCTCTGGCTCCTTGGCGCAGACGCGGGTGAAGTTGTGGACCTGCGCGCCGTAAGACGACGCCCGACCCGTGGCAGAGCCACCGGCAAACACGAACGCGCCGCGCACGCGGTGATCCTCCTCGTCGGCTAGCCCGGCCAGCCGGTAGAACTTGGCGACACTGCTGGCCCACAGATCGTCGGCGCACTGGATGACCTCGGCCACCTCGACCGGCACCTCGTCGGTGCTGATCTCGGCCAGTTGCAGCAGCGCCGCGCGGGCGTTCTTGTCGATGCTGACCTTGCCCTCCTGCTTGCCCATCATGAACTTGCGGGCCTGCGGCCCAACGCGGTCCCAGACCCACTGGCGCATCTTGGGCGACCGCACCGACGTCAGTTCGCCGTTGGTGACCTCGGACACTACAGTGCCGATCTCGTTCAGTTCCTTGAGCGCGTATGCCTGTGCGGCCTCGGCCAGTGGCAGATCCAGCAGCACGCCCCGGTCGTTAATCCGCTCGTTAACGTGGTACTCGGCCAGTTCGACCGGCGACAGATCGCGCATGACGCGGGAGAAGGCGCGCGTGGTGCGAACGTCCTGTTCGCAGTACGCCACCATTTCCTTCATCAGCATGGCGTCTTGGCGGAACGTGCCGTCCTTCTGCGGGACCGACAGCGCGCGTATCAACTGATTGCCCCTGTGGTCCTTACGCATCTTGGCGCTGGCGAACCGGCCCACGTCTTCCAGCGCGCCAGGCGCGCAGTTGGCGCGGGCCTGCGCGGCGGTGCAGTAGAACTGTTCAAGGGTGAAGTCGATCTGGAGGACGTACCAGAAGATGAGCCGCTCAAAGGCGGCGTTGTGCGCCCGAATTTGCCCTCTGTGGGAGACGACGTCAGCGGGCAGCGGTTGACCCGGCAACCACGTCCGCACCTCCTCGTCGTCGAAGGCGTAGGACATGCACAGCACCTCGGTGGTGCCGTGCTGGGCATAGTTGTAGACGCCTCGCGCCCGTAGGTCGCAGCGGGAGCGCGTCTCAAAATCAATCCAGAGGATCATAATGGGGCTACTCGCCGGCGGGCTTGGGGGGAGACAACCGGCCCGCCGGCTTTCGCACTCCCGTGTTAGGCGCTGCGGCGACGACGGCGGGGCTGGACGCCCTCGTCGCTGACTGCTGCCTCGGGAGCCTCCGGCGGCGTAGTATCGCCGGTCAGTGCTACCCACTTCAGCACCTCGAACACGGGCGTGTAGATGCGCCCGTAGGACTTGTGCTGATAGTGTTCCTTCTTCAGCAGGACGACGGGCACGATGTGCTTCTCGTCCTTGTCGACCTGGTCCGCAATCAGGTTACCCAGTGCAGTGACAGCCTTGCGGCCGCCCACGCTGGTCACCGTATAGCGGGCTTCCATGCCCTCGTCCTCGCCGCTCACGCAGCGGAGATTAACGCCGACCTGGACCTCCCACCCACGGGCAGCGCCAGCGGGGACAGGACCAGTCTCGGGCAGAGGCTCGGAGACAGGCGCCATCTTCTCAGACAGAACCACGCCCTCGCCCCATGCAATATACCCATGCACGAAGGACATGGGGTTGACAGCCCAGCGGCTGCCCTCCTCGACCTCGTCCTGGTCCTTACCGAAAACCCAGTGGCCGGTCTTGTCCATCTTGAGGATGACCATGCCGCCGCTGGCGTCGGTCCCTGCGTTCATGGAACGCAGAGCGGAGGAGAGGGACTTTGCGCTGGGCAGACCCGCGCCAGCAAACTTTACGATGTCAGTCATGTGTGTTTGTCCGTTATGAGAGTTTCGAGAGGGCCGCACGAAGATGCGGCCCGAACGTCAACGCCGCTGGGCGAGGGTCAGCCTCGGGTGCCAGCGTGTTGCCTGATGAGACGCTTATCACCATGTCGGTGGGAAGCGCCAATTTCTGTTTCTTGAGAACCTTCTCAATCTTGGCGGGCGACAGCAATTCGGGTGCCTCCCACACATCGTCGTCGGTCAGGCCCAGCAAGATAAGCTGCGCGTAGGCGGTTTCGTCGTCAGTCCACTTGCGGACGCCGCGCTTGGCGACCAGCTTGTAGCCCGGCACCGGCTTACCGGCTTCCAGCATCTGGAAGGCCAGTTCGCGCAGCGACTTGACCCAGTCCTCAAGCATGTCTGCCTTCTGAAGATACTCGCCAATCTTGGCGGCGTCGATACCTTCTAGCTGGCTGTTGACCACGCGGTCGAGCGCGCCGGTCATTACCGGGCAGACCGGCTTGGCCGCGCACCAGCGGCACCAATCACCGGACGCCAACGGCGCGTCGGGCTTCTTGGCTACCTTCACCGCGCGGATCAGATCCTTCTCAAACTTGTCGATGCGCGCGAACGTGGTCGTCCAGCGCCGGATGTTTGGCGGCTGGACAATCACCAGTTCAAGCGACTCGGCCCCTTCGTGCCACCACTCAAGCCCCGGCGTACGTCGGGCGGCGGCGGAATAGAACATGGGCTGCGGGTTCTCCTCGGCCTCAACTGTGACGCCGTCGCCAAACTTCCAATCCAAGCAGACAGCCCGATTACCAACGCGGCAAAGAAGATCGGTGCTACCAAACACACCAGGTAGACGGTCACCAAAACCGACCCGGTTCTCGACTGAAAATTCAGCAATATTCTCAGGATCGATCTCATTCAGCAACTCCAGTGCCGGGATCAGCTTGGTGTCGATCAACTCCTGTGTGAGTTCGACACCGTTGTAGACGGTGCCCAGATACTCGGACGGATCGGTGCCCTTGTCGAGGATCTGCGCGATAGTGTCGTGCAGCAGGGTGCCCTCGTCCGCGTAGGACGATGACGGTTGCGGCGGCATCTTGGCGACCAGCGCAACCGAGCCGGGGCAGTTTATTACCCGCTTGGCCGTGCTGCCGCCTACGATAGTTGAATGTTGCATGTCAGCCCTCGTTGTCGATATGCCGACTGTCTGCTATAAAAATGTTTGCGTCAACAAAAATCTTCCGGTAGGGTGGCCCCATGAAAGAACGAGACATCGAGGTGTACCTACGGGTGCGCGTGAAGGCGCTGGGCGGCATCGCCTACAAGTTTGTCAGCCCCGGCCATGCCGGGGTTGCCGACCGCATCGTGTGCCTGCCCGGCGGCGTAGTGTGGTTCATCGAGGTTAAAGCGCCGGACGGGAAACTGTCGCCACTGCAAAAGTTGTTCGGACGGCGCATGGAAGAGTTGGGCATGAACTACCGGGTGGTCTGGTCACGGGAGGATGTAGACGCATGGTTGTCCTAGACTTGTTCAGCGGGATCGGGGGTTTCTCGTTGGGGCTGGAGCGCGCGGGGATGAGGACCGCTGCGTTCTGCGAAATCAATCCCCACGCTAGGCTGGTACTGCGCCAGCACTGGCCCGACGTGCCCATCTTTGAAGACGTGACGGCGCTCACCGCCGCCGATATGCCGGAGAAAATCGATGTCATCTGTGGTGGGTTCCCCTGTCAGGATATCAGCCTCGCAGGAAAAGGCGCAGGACTTGCCGGCGAACGAAGCGGCCTCTGGTCCGAGTTCCACCGGCTCATCGACGAGATCCGCCCGGCGTGGGTCGTCGTCGAAAATTCCAGCGCCCTTCGCTCTCGCGGACTGGATACCATCCTCGGGGGCCTCGCTGCGCTCGGGTATGATGCGGAATGGCACTGTATACCCGCTGCCGCCGTTGGCGCTCCTCACCGCCGGGACCGGGTCTGGGTCATTGCCTACCCCCAGCGGAGTGGGTTCCGGCCGGAAGAACCACGTCATGGGACGCTTAGACGAGTGGGGCGGGAGTTCCAACCCTTTCCGTGGGACAGAGGTTGGGAAAGTGCGCTGCGCGAGTTTCGAGGAGTGGATGATGGGCTTTCCTACGGGGTGGACCGCGTCGATACGCTTCGCAACGCGGTCGTCCCGCAGATCCCCGAAGTGATCGGGCGGGCGATAATGTCATGGAACTAAGACCCTATCAGGAAGAGGCGGCGGACTTCCTGTTCGAGCGCGACCGGGCCATGGTGCTGGCGCCCGTGGGCGCTGGCAAGACGGCCATCACGCTGGCCGCTATGGCCGACATGCTGGGCCAGGGATTGGTCAAGCGGTGGCTGGTGCTGGCGCCCAAGCGCGTGTGCGTGAGCGTCTGGCCGGTCGAGGCTGAGAAGTGGGGCAAGCCTGCCGTAGCCGTGGCGGTGGGTACGCCCGCCGCGCGCGCGGCGGCGTTTGCGTCCGACGCTTGCATCGTCACGGCCAACTACGACAGCATCGTGGGGGCAAACCTGTCCAGCTTCGACGGCGTGGTGTTTGACGAGTTGACCCGGCTGAAGAACCCCAGCGGCGTGCGCTTCAAGGCCATCGAGAAGGCCATCAAGCACATCAACGTCCGCTGGGGCCTGACCGGGTCGTTCACGTCGAACGGGCTGGAAGACGTGTTCGGCCAGTGCAAGATCGTGGACATGTCGCTGCTGGGCCGGGCGAAGGGCGCGTTCCAGCAGCAATACTTCTTCTGCATAGACCCCATCCACAAGCAGTACGCGCCGCTGCCGGGTGCGCTGGAAAGCGTGATGGCGCGCATCCGCCCAGTCACCTACGTGCTGGAGCCTGGCGAGTATGCCGACAAGCTGCCGCCCCTGCACGCGGTGCCCATGTGGAATCCGTTGTCCACCATCGATGAGTACAATGACTTTCGGAAGAAGATGCTGCTGGAACTGGGCGACAACTGGGTCACGGCAGAAACCGGCGCGGCGCTCTCGGGCAAACTACAGCAGATGGCGTCAGGCTTTGCCTACGGTGCGACGGGCACGGCATGGCTCGACCACGGCAAGATGGACGCGCTGAACGAGATCCTAGATGGCAACCAGCGCGCCAACACCATCATCGTCTACAATTTCAAGGCTGAACTGGAACAGTTGCGCGAGACGTACCCGCACGCGTGGACCGTGGACATGCCGGGCGCCATCGACAAGTGGAATGCGGGCGAGATCGAGATCCTGCTGATCCACCCCAAGAGCGCCGGCCACGGCCTGAACCTCCAACACGGCGGGCACCACATGGTGTTCATGTCGCTGCCGTGGTCGCTGGAACTGTACGAACAGACTGTGGGCCGGCTGCACCGGGGAGGTCAGACCAAACCCGTGTGGTGCTACGCGCTGTTGTCCAACGATACCATCGACGAGCGTATGTGGGACGCGCTGCAAGACAAGCGCGACATGTCCAACCTAGCCATAGAGGAGTTAAAGGCATGGCGTTCAAAGGCATAAGGGTACTGGCGGATGCGTGCCAGGTACTGGGTGAGGATCGCGTCAAGGAGTTGCTTGAAGAGGAGATGGTTAGCCAGCACCCCCGGCGCACCGCGCTGCGGATCTTGCACCAGCGTTACTGCATCCTGCGCGCGAAGCGCGAGAGAAAGGAGATCATGAAATGTTTGAATACGAACTGATGGCGCGTCTAGAGAACAGATTGCGAGAGTGGGAAGACATAAAGCACGAGATGCTGCGGACTCGGCTCAACGCCATCAACAACGCCGTTGACGACCTAAAGCAACAGTTGATGGGCGCGCTCAAGCGGATCGAGGAACTGGAGGCAGACCATGACTGACATCGTGATGAGGCTAAAGGAGGCTGTGTGCCTACCAAACACCGGGTGCATGTCGATCAAGACGTGCATCTGCGACTTGTTGGGGGACGCGGCCGAAGAGATCGAGCGCCTGCGAAACATGGTGGACCAGTGCGGCCACCATGAAACCTCGCTGCAAGAGGCGCAGACCGAAATTGAAAAACTGTACGCTCAGAACCAGCACTGGAATGAACATCTCAGAACGGCGCAGGCCGAGATCGAGCGCCTGACCGCGTGCCTTCGATGGGAACAGAATTGGCTGGAGCGCGTCGGCACCCACGCGCCCGGCTGCTGGCAGTGGGGGCCAGGGCATTACCTGTGCGCGGTGCGCCACATTGAGGGACTTGAACATGTTGCAACTGAACCCGCCGATACCGCTGACCACGCCTAATGGCAAGGCGCTGGCGCACGTCCTTCTGGACTACGGGCCTGAGTACGATCTGCTCTGGGTCTGTTTTGACGACAAGACCGGCGAGTGCTGGACCTGGCCCAACCATCAGGTCAGGGCACAACGCAACATCACCATGGGAAGGGACTTGAAATGACCGACGTGACGCAGACACTGACAGACCGTGAGAAGGATTACGGCAAGTTCACCGACTTGTCCGCCATCTCGCAGGCGTTGAAGGACGCGTACCGCGTCTGGCCGAACTGGGGCAAGCTGAAGCAGGATCAGCGCGAGGCGCTGGACATGATCGCGGTCAAGATTGGCAGGATCATGAACGGCAACCCCAACTACCCGGACAGTTGGGTGGACATCGCAGGCTACGCTATGCTGGTGGCGGATCGGCTGGGTACGCCGCCCATGGAAGCTGCCAGTGAGGACCATCAGGAAACTTAGTCCAGTCACCGCCCCATTCCAAGGGCACGTTCTCAGCCTTGGCGGCGGCCTTTACGGCTGCCGCCAAGATGTGGAACGCAGGCCAGTCCCAGTGGATCTGGCCCATCACCAGAGGCGCCAGATCGACCGCGTGGCCGGTCAGGTGGCGCGAGTTCATGGTCTTGGACTTGCCAGACGCAAACAGCATTTTTTGCCGCTCCAGCGACCGCACACCCTCGATGACCTTGAACGCAACGCCCTCGTCGATCAGACGCTGGACGACGCGCATCAGATCAGGATGGATCTCAATCATTTGTCGGCCTTGTTGTCCAGACGGTCGAAGATCTTGCCGAGCATCGTCTTGATGTCGCCAATGTCCGACCTGTAGTCGTCCTTGCTGACGTAAACGTGTGGCATCTTCCGCACGTCCCCGTCCAACTGGTCGATGGCGTGATAGATGCGCGTGAGCGCCCAGCCACCAAAGAAGCCGGCCAGACCGACAGCGATGTTGAAGAGGATTTGAGGTTCCATCACTGTGCCATCGCATTTTGGTTTTCGGGGGCCATTGCATTAGTTACCGCGCCAGCCGCCGTGACGCCACGCAGATCTTGCGCCGGTCTGGCTGCTTTGCCTTTGCGGGCCAGCGCCTCGTTTATGAGCGCCGCCGCCGCGTCAGGGTTGGTGTACATGACGTACGCCAGTTCCGCTGCTGCCTTGCGGTTGATGCGTTTCTCGAAGCGTTTTCCGATATTACGAAGCACCGAATAGACTCTGTTCGTGAGCGCCGGGGCGTCTCCCGCTGCGGTACCTATCTCACTGGCTGCCTCTGAACCAGCTTTGTAGGCTGGGCCAGGACGACTGCCGGTGCCCGCCATTTCTTCAACCGTTTTGCCGCGCCGGATGTCTTCTGCCACTAGCGACAGATCGTGCAACTCTGCATCCGAGAACGCCGACAGGTCGCGCGCCGTGCTAGGCGTGATGGTCTTGGGGGCCTCCTTGACTACCGCCGCAAGGTCGCGGCCAGAGTTCGCCATGTCCACCAGATCGTCGTACGCGCCCTTGCGGCCCATGCCGGTGCGGAGTGCGTCCTCGTTCTCGGTCAAGAACTTCAGCGCCTCTTCGTGCTTGCCTGCTTTGACCATGTCGAGGACACGATTGGTCAACTCACCGCCAAACGCCGCGCGGCCAGCCTTATCGAGCCGGCTGATCGCGTTGCCCATCAACTTGGGCGATTTCAACGCGGCGTCCACCAATTCAACCGCAGTCTCGGGCGCCTTAAGCGCGCCCTGTAGGTCGCTCAGTTCACCAGCCTTGCCTTCCAACTTAGCGGCCTGATTGCGGACATCGTTAATGCCGGCGCGAATGTCGATGCCGGCCTGCTGGAGTACATCCAAATTGTCGCCGTACTGTTTAATGAACGCATCCGCCATTGCGGAGTTCACCGCGCCAGTGGTCTTGTCAATCACCTTGGAGCGGAACAGATCGAGGACGCCCGCCGCCATGTTTGCAGCAGCCTTGGGGTCACCTTTGAACAGATTGCCAAACTGTTCAGCGCCGCGCTCAGATCCGAGAAACTTCTGAACCACAGCGTCGGGAAGAACGCCCGGCTCATTCCGCCACGTCGTGCGGCGCAGATCGGCAGGGATGCCGGTTTTGAAAGGCCCAACGATTTCAGTTTTGAATTTGCTAAGGGCGCCAGCGTACGCTGCTTTTGCCTCGTCGGTCAGACCACTCTTGGCGATAGCGTCATCCAGCACGGCATGAAGCTGGTTCAAATTGCGGCGCTGAATGTCTGCAGTGCCTGCACCCGACGTTGCCTTTGCCTCGGCGATGTCCGCGTTGATGGCTTTGCGGATGTCGTCTATCTGTTCGAGCGTGACGTTGCCACCGGTCGTTTTTGTGATGCCAAACTTACCCTTTACCGTTGTGACCGGCGCGAGTTCCGACAGCAATTGCACCGTACGGGGCGCGGTGCTGGGATCGAAATCGGACAACTTGCGGCCAAGGATTTTCTCGGCAGCGGCGGCAGCGTCAGAGATATCGATAGGCGTGCTACCGGCCAGAGCATAAGCCTCCTTGTACGCCGGATCGATGACGTTGGCACGAACACCTTTTTCCAGTTCACCGGCCCGCGTGATGAGCGCCTGCCCTGGCTCGCGCTGACCGGTGTTGGGGAGAATGTCGGCAAGGTCGGTGCCCTGCTTGGTGAGCGCAGCCTGCTCTTCACTGATGCGGCGCAGAAGCTGGTTACGCACCTCGGTCAAATCTTGCAAACCCTGCGGCGTAGCCGCAGTTGCCCGCTGGGACAACTGGTCCTCAATGCGCGCCAATTGATCGTTCAGTGCGTTCAGCGATTGCTGGCGCTGGGCAAACACCTTACGACCGACAGGGTTGTTCGTCGTGTTGAGGCCGGCTTCCAGCCCTGCTGCGCCGGGTTCGTACACGCCCTCACCCACCAGACGCTCACCGAACGTCGGGACGTAGCCGGGCGTGGCCCGCGCACCTTGGCTAGCTGCGAGCGCGTTCAGCACTGCGGTGGGGTTGTCTATGGACCCCAGCAAAGCGTTGCCCGCCACGGCTTTCGGATTGACAAACGGCGCCGCCATGTTGGCTACGCCGCGCCCTGTCGCCATCCCGCCTCTGGCGGCAAGCATGACGGGGTCTACAGCGCGTGACACCTTGCCTGCCGTGGACGCAATGTCTGCGTTAACAGCGCCGGGGAGCCGCCCGGCAACGCCTTCCACGCCGCCCAGCAGCATAGACAAGTCGCCCATTAAGCGGACAGGGTCTGTTTCCCAAGTGTTCCTGATAGCGTCGAGGCTGCCGTAGGCTTTCTTGTAGTCGCCGCCGATTGCGTTTGCCGTCTCGATAGCTTTTGTGACCTTTGGGTCGTCAGGAGACGACAAATCAAAAGGATTCTCTTTCGGGATCTTCATGCCCGTGATGTTGTATGCCGCACCAAGCGCCGCCGACCCCAGCGTTTCGGCGGTCTGGACGGGATTGGTGACGGCCTCAACTATTCCTTTGCCAAATTTAACGGCGCTTTCGGGAAGCGCCATAGCCGCACGGGCGTTTGACAAACCGTATTGCTCGACCATGTTGCCCGCACGGGACAGCATGGACTCGGGCACGTCCGCCGGGGGCGCGGCAGGAGTCTCTGCGGAAACGCCAAGTTTCTTGTAAAATTCGTCTTTGGGCATGTCTGCATAGAACTTGCTATGCAGACCGTCTGCCAACTGCTGGTCAGACATATCGCCGTACTCGGGATGCGCGGCCCTGATTTCAGCAAGCGTTGCCATTAGCGTATCCCCAAGGGGTCAGCGAGCGGAGCGGCGCCAGCAGTGGGCGGCGGCGGGGCAGCACCGTTGGTGCTGAGAGGCGCGTACGTTTCGTCAAACGTGCCATGAAGCCGCTGTTTGGACCGGGCTATCTGCGCTTTGAGTTCATTAAGCGCGGCGACATAGGACGGGTAATCCTGTGCCTGACCGAGCCGGGCAAAGGCTGCGCGGAGGTACTGTCCTTCAGTGTCAGACACGTTGCCCAGCGCGCCGCCCGTGGGCGATGCAGCGCGCATTTCTGCCAGTTCATTGAACCCACCTTGTGCAATGATCTGTTTCACACGCTGCTGCGCGTTGGCTGACTTTGTACCGAAAATGGTGGGCCAATCGCCCTTGGCTGCTGCAATCTCGCTGCCGGTGATGTTCTTGAGCGTCGGGTCTTTGATCAGCGCGTCGATGTTGGCCGTCATATCGTCAAACTTGGCGTCTGTGGTGTTAAGAACACCACGCGCCTTCGGCAGCGACGTCTCAAGCGCAACCCGGCGTTTGGCTTCAGGGACGCTCGACGCAACGCCTGGCTGATCCGGCGCGGGTTCTTGGCCCACGCGTGTGACCGTAGCGCCCGTGACGCCTGCCCGACCGGCTTCCGAAAACATTTTGGCGTCCTGACGCGCGCCCTGCGCGGTCCGGTTTTGGTCCGCCGTGTCGGCGCCAACATCAATCCCATAACGCCGAACGTTGGCGCCAATGCCCGCCACGGCCTCGCGCGACTGGGCGCCAAGCGCTGCCGTACCCATGCCAAGCGACTTAACTTGATTGCCGTTGTTGTCAGTCATGGGCGTGTATTCGCCAGTTGGGCTGACAAGGTATACGCCATCCGCCGTCTGCACGGCTCTAGTGGCTGCTTGCCCGCCACCGCCCTTTAGATTGCGCCGCGCGTCCATATAGGCTTGCAAGAACTCGCCGCCCTTTGCGACGTTGCTGGGCCAACCCATCACCGCTTCGGGATACTTCTGCCCCAAGTGCATATGTAGCTGGTCCCAAGCGGCTTGGTCGCCTGACTTCACAATGGCTGCGCCGACAGGAATATACCTGTCCAGTTCTGCCGCGATTGCCTCTTGCTGTTTGGCCTGCAAGGACGCCTGACTGGTCTGCATCGTGTTGGCGTTCGCCATCAACTCCATCCCCATCTTAGGGTCGCGCGCCATCATGGCGTTGACGACCTCGGGAGAATCAATGGACTTGCCAGCGCCCAGCATATTCCGCAGGGAGTTCATGTTCTGCTTGGCGTCAAGTTCATCCTGCGTGGGGCCGCTATATTCTTTCTGCCGAAAGACGATGTACGGGTCGAGTTCAGCCATGGTCATTACCCTCCGAAACGGTTCAGCCTGCCGTTGCTGCCCATGCTGTACCCGCCGCCAACGCCGCCGCCAAACATGCTGCCAAAATTGTAGCCGCCCAATGCGTCAGTAACGCCGCCAACTGCACCTGTCCATGCGTTGCCGCGTGCAACCTCGCCCGCTGCCTGAACATTGCCAAGCTGGTACGAGTTTGATGCCAACTGATTGCCCAAGTTGCCCGCCGCGCTGCCCAACGTGTTGGCCGATTCGTGCGCGCCGCCGAACAGCGTCTCGAGAGGCGCAAGCTGGTTCCGCCGGTTCAACTGATACCGGTTGAACGCATTCAGATATTCATCGCTGGCGGTTTTCTGACCGTAGTCCGAAGCACTGCGTAGGGCGTTGCCCGACAGCAGGCCGCCACGCGATGCCGCGCTGGCGTCGATTGCTTTGAGGCCCTCGGACAACCGGAACGCATAGCCAGGATCGGCCTGAAAATCCGCCATGCCAAAGTCGCGGGAATACTTGCCAAAGTTGGGGTCGTTAGGATCGACCGACAATTCGGGCGGCTGCCCCATGTTCCGCTGCGCGTCTGCAAGCGCCTGGCCCTTCAGCGGCTTACCGTCTGGGCCAGTCAACGACGGCGGCGTCATGGTGCCGCCGGCGTAAATAGTAGGCGTCTCAAGGCCAAAGTATGTCAGGTAACGGCTGAGTGCTGACAGACCACCCGCGCGGAACGGCGCCTGAAGCTGAACCTGGCGCTCGAACGCTTGGTTCTGGTCGCGGCGCGCTCGGGCCGCAGCCCGTTCCTGCGCGCTCTGTGCGTCGCTGGCAGCGTTGCTCTGGATGATGCCGCCAACGATAGAGCCGAGGGCAGAGGCCATGTCAGTCTCCTATCCACTTGTTGTAGTAGACCTCGACGGGGTCCATCTTCATGTACTCGAACAGCCGCGACGAGTCTTTATGGAGTTTGCTGCCGAAAAACATTTGCTGCGCCCCACGTCGCTTGGCTTCCGCCTCGACCTCCCGCAGCAGCTTGACGCCCGGTAGGCCCTTGCCTCTGACAGATGGGTGAACCCAGTATAGGTCCATCATCAATGTCAAGCAAGTTTTGTGGTGAACGTGCGGTATCAGGAAGCCCCAGAAGTACCCCACCAGTTCGCCGTCCTTGCGTAAGGTGACGACAAGCAGCGATTTACCGGCAGCGTGACTGTCGTACACCTCGAACTGGACCCCAAGCGGGATCTTGTCCCTGTTCAGTTCCATCTCTTCCCAGTGATGGTGCAGGAACGGGATAATCTCATGCTTTACGTCTTCCCACTCTTCTGCCTGCGCCGTCAGGGTCACGCGCTGATCTCCCGCCCGCTGGCGCGGATCGTCACCGACGCGCCGTCGCCGCAGAGCGTCGAGATGTAGCCACCGGACAGGATGGCCGAGCCGACGATCTCGGGGAAGGTATACGTCTCGCTGGCCGAGATGGTGCGGGACACCACGATGGTGTTCTGGTCGCCTGGCGTGTCGCCCATCGTGACGAGGTAGACCGTCAGGGTAGTGGCCGCGCTGGAGAAATTGGACGCCGTAAACTTGTCGATCAGCGCGGTGACGTTCGAGGCAGTGTACTGCTTCGTGGTCGTGCCTTCGCAGATCTTGGCGGGGATGAGGACTGTTGCGATAACGGCCATGTCAGAACCACAGCATGAAGTTGTTGGTTGTCGCCGCCGGGCTGGTCCCGGTGTACGTAATATAGATCACACCCTGCGCGCCATTGCCACCGGCAGTGCCAGAGGTGCCGCTGCGGTTAGACCCACCACCGCCACCACCACCGTAGTTGCCCGCATCGCCGCCCTTGGCGCCGCCGCTGGAGCCGGCTGACGCGCCGCCGCCGCCGCCGCCCGCACCGGCCACAGCCGTGAACTCAGTGCCAGCACCACCAGCGCCACCCGCGTACGCGCCACCAGAGCCGGTCGAGCCAGAGCCACCGGCCCCGCCACCACCGCCGCCGTTGGAGCCTGCACCGCCAGGGCGCGTGGTGCTGTTGCCCGCCACGCCACCGCCAGCGCCAAGGTAGTTGTTGCCGCCCGCGCCGCCGACCGAATTGCTGGCGCCCTGCTGCCCTGCCGTCCCGCCGCCGCCACCACCGCCACCACCGCCCGTGTACGGGTTGCCCGCCGTGCGCGCCGCGCCGCCTACTGCGCCGATCCCGTTTGGCCCGCCCGCGCCGCCGCCACCGCCGCCGCCGTTGGACGACCCTACCGCGCCGCCGTTGCCGCCTGAGTATTTTACCGTGCCGACAGACGTGGCCGACCCGCCGCCTGACCCGGCTGAACCGCTGCTACTTGTACCGCCGGTACCACCCTTGGCCCCGACGCTTGACGCGGCCAGAGACGCACCGTTGAAATAAGTATCGCCGCCGTCAGTGCCTGCGGTGCCCGCAACGGCGCTGCCTACGCCTGCTGCGCCGACCGCTATGATGACCGAGGCCCCGGCGGTCAGCGTCAGGTTGGTGATCTTGGCGTACGCGCCGCCGCCACCGCCGCCGCCCTGAGCGTTGCCCCCGCCACCACCGCCACCAATAGTTTCGATGGTGTTGCTGGCAGAGTTCCAGTCAGTCGGCACGGTCCACGTCGTGCCTGTCGTGAGAATGATCGTGGTCAGGGCCATCAGGTCACCTCTGGTGAGAATGTACCAGTCGCCGGGTCATAGATGTAGCCGATCTGGCAATCGTCGCCGGGCTGGAGCCGGATCAGCAGATAGCCCGGCGGCGCCGGGTCCACTGCCGGGTCGGCCACGATGACGTTGGCCACAACCAGCGTGGCGGCATCGACGAGTGCGGATGTGATCGCCATGCTACGCCTGTGTCGTAACTGCAACAACATCCCAAGACGTTGCCGCGACGTTGTAGATGCAGCCGATGTACCCGGTCTTTGACGCCGTGGTCGTGGTGGGCAGCGTGACGCCGATCACCCGGTAGATAGCGTTCCACGTCAACGCTCGCGCCGTGCCGTTGTCCAGAATACGGATCAGCAGGCGCTGGCCGTCTGTAGGCGTGCCGGTGGGCGCAGCAATCGTGGCGGGCACCGCCAGCGCCGTGACCGTGTACAGGTCGCTCAGATCGGCTGTTGGGGTGACAGTCGCCGCCGACACCACCGTGTTGACACGCGGCGTGACGCGCTTGTTGGTCAGCGTCTGGGCGGTCGCGGTGTCAACGAACGTCACGCGGCCAGAGCCGTTGCCGGCGGTCAGAACCTGGCTGGTTGTGTTCCAGACCAGCGAACCGGCTGCGGTCTGGGCAGGCGTGGCGGACGAGGGGACGATGACCGGACGGCCAGACGTGCTTAGGAAGGTGCTGATGCCATCCTTGGACCAGATCTGCACCGACGACGAGTTCTGAAGCGTCAGCGTGTACTGGATGTCGTCAGTCAGCCAGACCTCGGCGGACACGCGCCCGGCGGCGTCCAGCACGATAGGGTTAGTGTTGGCCGTGGCGCCTGTGCTGGACGTGTAGGTGGTGGCGGGCGTCGTGGTGCCCGACAGGTAGGTGTAGATCTTGCCGCCAGCCAGCGGCACGCCGTTGTCGTCGAAGAACTGCCAGCCGGCGCCCGCCAGGGGTGAGAGAGCAATGGTCATAGGAGCCTCCGTTAGGCGGTTACAGCCTTGATGACAGCAAAGTTCAGGACGGGCGCCTCGGCTACCGCCACTGCCGCGACATTGTGGATCTGGACGCGGAACGACCCTGCCGCCACGGCGGTGACTGTCACGTTGTACCGATCTGCCGTGGCGCTGGCACCAATATTGATAATCACCACATCAGTAGCCGCAACGGCGCTGTTTGTCACCGTGAAGCTGGAGAACGTGCCCGCCGTCGTGGTAGCCGAAAAGAGCGTGATCTTACCGCAGATTGTATTGAGCGTGACGCCCGTCGTGCGGGATGTTAGCTGGGTCTGCGACCCGCCCGCGCCCGTGGCGTAACCGACGCCGCTGGTAGCGCCGGTAGACAGGATGGTGGTGGTGGCAGCCACAGAGCCGGTGACATCCACCGTAGCGACGGGGACCGTGACGCCGCCGAAGCGAGAGTTGCCCGCGTAGGCATTGTTTGCCGTACCAGCGGCGTAATAGTTCCAACTGCCTGTTGCGGCTGCGAGGTTGCCAAAAAACCCATAGTTGTTGGTGCCGGTGGTTATTGTGGACCCCGCGTTAAACCCGACTTGGTTCGTGATGCTAGCGCCAGCGCCCAAAGTGGCGCCCTGCACATTGAAGCCTCGCACAGTGCCGGTTGCAGTCGCCGCCGCAAGACTAGGCGCGCATCTGATGCTATCAAAGACCACCGTCACGTCAGTCTGAACCGCTTGGTTCAGGTACATGCTGTACAGCGTGGTGGCGCCTGTGGCGTTGCCGTTGAGCGCAAGCAATCCCGCTGCGTCTACCGCGCCAAAGGCGTTCTTGCCATGGCCACCCGTAAACGTGGACGTGCTGTTTGCAGTAAGGGTGGTAAACGCCCCGGTGTTGCGCGTGGTAGCGCCTACAGTGCCGTTATGAGGTCCATTGAACGTAACGCTGGCAGTGATTGTAGTTCCATCGACAGTCGTGAACGCGCCAGTAGCCGGTGTCGTGGCGCCCACAGTACCGTTGTGCGGCCCGACCAAACCCGTGTTGGCCGTAATCGTCGTGCCAGTAATGGCCGCAGCGACAGTACCGCCAATGGCCGGGGGCGAAGCCAAGTAAGTGCTAAAGCCTGTACCGCTGACAGTCGAAGAAGCAGATAGTGTGGTGAACGCGCCAGCAGCCGGTGTTGTAGCGCCCACAGTGCCGTTGATGTTGATCGACGCGGTGCCCGTCAGGTTGGTCACGGTGCCGCTGGTCGGTGTGCCCAAGACGCCGCCATTCACAACGACCGCGCCGGCTGTGCCGACGTTGACACCGAGAGCCGTCAATACGTTTGTGCCGGTGGTCACCGTGGACGGCGCGACCGCAGCGCCACCGCCAACCACCAGCGCGTTGGCTGCAAGCGCAGCAGACGTCGCCCAGGTTGACGCGCTGGAGAAGTACGGGATGCCGCCCGACGTGCCCGCCACCGTGAACGCCGGGGTCGTGGTGGGCGTGGCAACCGAAACAACGCCGCCGGTAAAGCTGACGCTGGTCACCGTGCCGCCAGACGGCGCGACCCACTCGGGCGCTGTGGCGCCTGCGTTGACCTGGAGGACTTGAGACGCGGTGCCTATGGGCAGGAACGTCGTCGTGCTGACGCCGCTCTGATATGGCAACGACCCTGCCACGCCGCCGGTCAGGTTGGCAGCCGACGCAGCCGCCGACGCCGCCACCGTGATGGTGCCCGCGCCGTTGGTCAGCGTGACGCCTGTGCCAGCCGTCAACGTGTTCAGCGAGAAGCCCGTACCGTTGCCGATCAGCAACTGTCCGTTCGACGGGGTCGCGGCCAGCCCGGTACCACCGTTGGCGGTGCCGAGCGTGCCGGTGGCGCCGCTCAGGTTCGCGCCTGTGGACGGTTGGGGCGCGGGCGCCAGCGCAAGGTCGTTGGCGTTGGTGGGCGAAGACCCGGCGTTGGTCAGGTTGAACAGGTTGAAGAAGTACCGGTACCACTGCCGGGTCATCAGGCCCTTGTCGTCCAGAACCGGGACGCGGGCCGAGGGGATATTGGAGATATCAGGCATTGGTGGGCGAGATGGTTAGTTCAGCGGCGACGATAGCAATCTTGACCGGGTCGGTGCCAGACACTTCGTACACGCGGTCGCGGGACCGCTGGGTCATGCCCAGCCGGCGCCACATGACGCGGGTAGCCGACGCGCCGATCCTGCCCATGCTGCGCCAATGTTCTGCCGACCAAGTGTGCCCGCCATCGTCCGACCACCGCAGCATGGCTTGAGGGTCCACGCCTGTGGTAAGCGCCGACGCGATGATAAGATTGTCGCCGTTCTCAGCCTCAATCTGGTCACCGGCTTCCGTAGTCAGGTAGACTGTCTCGACCGTGAAGTTAGACGTGCCTTGGATGCCGACGCCGACTTCGCAGTCGAGTTGCAGCAGATCATGCCGGGTGCGTTTCAAATTGTTCTGGTCAGGCCCCAGCGCACGCCAAGACCGCAGCCACCGCTGAACCGTCTCGTTGTCGGCGTAGTATTCCAGATCGAACGCATAGATGTTGCCGGTCAGCCAGTCTCCGACAACCGTGGTATTGTTGTAAAACACCTGATTGTCGGCCAGATGCCGGGTGTACGTGCCGTTGTCCCAGTAGGCCCGTTCATGCCATGACTGGGTGGCGACGTCATACACCCAAGTCGTGCGGCCTGTGGGGAAGTTCAGCACATAGAAGGCATGTCCATCCTGCTGGTAGGTGTACGCCGTGGCGTCGGCCAGTGTGTCGTAGTTCTGGATTTGCCACTCGACCGCATGGGTCGAGATACGAGCGCCCGCATAGCCATTTGATCGGTAAACGATCCCTTTGCCGCGCGCGTCGGCGCCCAGCCAGAAGACGCCATTGTCCAGCTTGGCGACCGAGTACGGCGCGATGCAACCAATCTCGTTGAACGCGCCCTGAATACGGGCCAGCGGGAACCCGATGTTGCCTGCGTCGTACCAGACCTCGACCGAGTTGGTGCCGAACAGCCAAGCCTCACGGTGGTCCACAATCAGCGATATCAGCCCATCAGGTGAGCCTTCTGCACTAGCAAACGCCAGCCCGTCGATGTTAATCCCGTCGTACAGCGCCGTGACCCAGACCTTCTGGCTGTTGGGTTCGTTGAAGACAAAGTACCCATCCAAGAACCCAACCATCACCGCACCGGGGAAGTCTGGGTCTGTGATCTGAACAAGCGTCAACGTGCTGACGTCATAGATATAGCTGGGGCCGTTGCAGGCAATGAAGATTTGCGTGCCGTTGTCGGCCATACACACCGGGCCAGTGCCCAGAATGTAGCCGACCGGCGTGGCCGTCCATGTTGTATCGATGCGGTACAACTGGTTGGCCGAGACGGCAAACATGTAGCCGCCCAACTGCCACAGCCCTCGGATCGGCCCCACGTCCGCAGACAGCAGGAACCGCAACCCTGGCGCCCTGTTGAGGAACGCCGGTTCTTTGCCGCCCTCGGGGACAATCTCGGGGAACAAGTTGACCATGCGGTTGTCCGCAGCGTTGACGCTGCGAGCAACATACGAGGAGCCAAGGATAGGCGTTTTCATGATGGTACGAGCGGGGTGCTGTAGGCAGCGGTGCTGGTGTAGGCCACCAGAATAAGGGACGTGTTGGCAGCCACCGAGAGCGCCGCGCTAGCCGCGCCTGCGTTGATGGTGCCACCTGAGACAGGGTAGACCTTCAGGATCGCGGCAGCGTTGTTCTTGATGATGTAGACGTCGCCCGCCACCGTGGACGAGGACAAGACAACGCCCTTTGTAGCGTCGGCGGCGGTGACCAACACGAAGCCTGGCGTCATCGAGGTGGCAGTCGCCAACGTGGTGCCTGCGGCTGCTACTGTGGCAACCGGGATACGCGGCATCCCGGTAAACGTCGGAGCGGTCGCAAAAACGGCCGATCCGGTGCCCGTCTCGTCGGTAAGCATGAGCGCAAGGTTGGCCGACGTCGGCGTGGCAAGGAACGTAGCCGCGCCAGTACCCAGCCCCGATACGCCCGTGGCGATGGGCAGGCCAGTGCAACTGGTCAGCACGCCTGAAGCCGGCGTGCCAAGCGCCGGGGTCACCAACGTGGCACTGGTGAACAACAGCGCATTGGTCAACTGCTTGGTAGTGCCACCCTGCACGATGGGCAGGATGTCCGTTGAAGCAGACGCTGTGGCAACCGGCAGCGCCGAGATCTTGATGTCGGTCATCAGTAATTTCCGGCAAATATATTAAACCGCTGGCGGGTGCCAACGATGCTGTAGGGCAGCGACATGATGTCGTCAGGGTTGTTGATGCGCTTAAGATTGCGCTTGGAGTACATTGCAATCCGTTTGACCTGAAGCGGTGGCTCGATGCCAAACTCGGGCGCAAACTCGCAGGCCAGATTGTAGCGGAACGCCCGCAGGTATCCTGGCGGAAACAGGATATCGGTGGCGAGGGTAGCCGGCTGGTCCAGCGCCGCTGCCGAAATGAAGTGCCATTCCAGCACCTTGGTCGGCACCGGGTAGATGTGCATGTCGATGTTGGGGAAGTTGGTGTTGATCCACATCACCTGTGGGTACGTACTGGTCACGGTCTTGACCGCAATACCATCGTACTGCTGCTGGTTGATGATCTTGATGCCAAACGAGATGCCGTTGGCCGGGTCAATAAAGTAGGTCGCGTCATCCATCAGGACGGGGCGGACACCTACAAAATCACCGCTCGGGCCAAGCGTCTGGCTGATGTAGCCCGGCAACCACGAGAACGTCTGTTCCAGCGTGGTGAACGTCGCCAGTTTCTCGGTGCCCCAGCTATCAATCATCTGGTTCATCGCAAACAACGCGTCTTGCGACGTAGCCGCCGACGGCGTCTCATCTTCTGCCAGCACGCCCAGCAGCCGCAGGGAGCCGTTGATGATGTCGCCGGCAGTGGTTGCCATATCAGACCTCGGGGGTTGTGGTGCGGCGCTTGCGCGTCTTCACGATAGCATTATTTTCCAGTTCCGCGAGAGTCTGTTCTTCAACCGGCGTTTCTTCAACGACAGTCTCTTCTTCAGTGACAGTCTCCTCTGCGGGATCGAAACGTGACCAGCCGTTCTGCTCGTCGTACTGGGCTTCCATCTCGATGCTGGCGACCTTGGTGCCGTGCGTGGGATGGCGAAGATAGATGGGCATGTTGTTCTCCAGATGAGTGGGGGCAGCCTTCGCTGCCCCCAGCCATATCAGACGATACGGTAGGCCGTCCAAGCCGCCGTGTCCGTGCGGACAAAGCGGATCTGGGCCGACGTGCCGTCATTGACCGTGGCAGAACCGGCGAGGGTAATGCCCGTGCCTGCGACGATTGTGATATCGCCGGTAGACGTGCCCAGGTTGACAATGACGAGATCGAACGTCGAACCAACCTTGGCGTTGGTCAGCGTGGCGTCGATCAGCGTGCCGGTCGGCAGCGTGTAGCTGGCGGCGGACGTGCTGGGGTTGGCCGAGAGAATGCCGGCAGTGATCTGCGCGACAGTCAGGGTGGCAGTGGCGGTGGCGGTGGCAACGGTGCCCTGATCGCCGAGCGTCACTTCAGACAGGTTGCCGTCACCAACCTGGTAACCGCCGCCTACAGAGGGAAGAGCCATGATAGTACCTTTCCTAAAATGGGATTAGCCCCAGAGACGAACGGCGGCGGGAGCGCGGATCACGCTGTAGCCGTAAAGCACGTCGATACGGCAGGGCATCCGGTCATTGTTGATGTCGTACTGACGGACAATGCGAAGGCTGATGCCGTTGTGAACCTGGCGCGAGGCCATGTCCACACCCTGCGGAAGCAGAAGATCTGCCGTGGCGAACGCGATTGCGTCCTTCTGGTAGACGAGGTTCTGCGGGTACTGGGTCGAGGCCGCGCCGACAAAAGTGACCGCCGCGTTGTCCGCCGGGAACGAGTCCACGGTAGCCAGAGCGTTGGTCGGGGTGTAGATCGCCGGGGAGATCGACACAGTCGCCCAAGCGCCAGACGATGCCGTGGCGTCAGCCGTGGCAACGAACTGCTGGAGCGAGCCAGTGGACTGACGGGTCTGCGGGTTGACCGCGTACACGTTGGCAATGGTGAAGACGTCACCCTGCTTGATCGTGGCCGAGCCGGTGCCGCCGTCGATGGCGATGGTGGACGCGCCCTGCGTGCTGATCGCGCCGTTGACGAGGATCGTGTCCGACGTGGAACGCGAGCCGGTCGTGTGGTTCACAATGGACTGCGACATCGCAATCTCATTGTAGCCCAGCACGCCCTGACCCATCAGGCCCTGCTTGAACTGGCGGCTGATGGTGTCGGTCGGATTAAACAGACCCTTCATGCCCTCGACCAGACCGGCGTTGGCAGCCGGGTTGACGGTGGCGTAGCGCGGGTCCATGGGAACAGCGTACTCGTTCAGCTTCTGCTGGGCCTGAAGCAGGACAAGCGAAGTGGACGGGGTCGTGCCGGGGGTGCCGACAGTGCCGTAGATGCCCTTGTACGCATTCGCCACGTCGTTATCGACGCTGCTGGCGAGCTGCGAGATACGAGGCTTCAGCACGCGTTCTGCGAAGTCATCCAACTGCATCGTCAGTTCGGCGCTGGTGAAGTTCACGCCGATGTGCTTCTGGCTGGACACGGTCAGGGTCGTGTACTGCTCGTTGTCGTCCTGCACCTGCAGAGCGGCGCCGTCGGTCACCAGTGCGCGGTCAGGCAGACGGATGCGGAGGGTCGAGCCGATCTTGGCGCCTTCAACGGCAAACGAGTTGTCGTACTGGCGGTTAACATTCCTGGTCAACACCAGGTTGTTCTCAAAGATCTCCAGAGCCTTTCTGGTGATCATGTCGATAGTAAGAATCGAATTAGACATGGATGCCTCCTAGGGGCAATCAGCGGCGATTGGCTGCCTCGTACTTCCTGATCTGGCGCTGCCGCTCGGCCTCAATCCACTCCGACGTAGTCATCGACTTGATACTACGCGGGTCTGTGGTGTCGTACGAGTTGGACCCAGTGGTCCTGGCAGTCACCGGAGCAATCGGCGCCGGGGCGGTGGATGTGCGTTTGACCGGCGGGTCGGAGACAAGTTTTGCCTCCAGTCTGCCGATCTCTTTAGCCTGAAGCAGAACAGGCAGACGGGCGATACGGTCGGCTTCTTTCGGGTTGGTACCGAGGTAATAGATTACGTCGGGGCCAATGTCAGAAGCCTGGATCGTCTGGGCCATGGCGTCCGTGACGCGGAGGTTGGGGTTGTAGGCGACTTGCTCGAAGTCGTCGTACTTTACCCGCGCCTCTTCTTCACGGTCGTGGTAGGCGTCCAGAACAGCCGTTTGCTGCTGTACCGCGTCCCGGCGGGCCAACAGTTCCTGCGCCTTCTGTTCTGCCAAAGCCTCGGCATAACTCTGAGCGTCAGCAAAACTATCGACCGGCGGAAGCTGCACAGGGGGAGCGACCTCGACGGCCCTCCGCGACTGCTCTCGTTCCCATTTACGCTGCTCTCGCGCGAGCCGCTTGGTGACAATAGCGTCCAACTCTTCCTGAGTGAACGATTTGCCATCCTCTTGCTCGCCCGGCGTGACTACAGGCTCAGGCGCCGCCGTGGCTTCCTGACCCGACGTGGTGTTAATCACGTCAACGGAGTTCTCGTCCATTTTTACTCCCCAGGCTATCCGGCCTGTCGGTTAGGCATACGCAATAGTCGCTTTAGGGGTAGTGCCCCCAAGAACAACGTACAAGCCCTTGTTGAAGTAAAGCCCGTCATCCCCGCCAGTGAATATGTAAATGCCGGGGGTGGCGGGGGTGAAAGTAGCAATCAACGTGGTGCCGGATGTCGAGCCAGCATCAGTGTCGTAAACCGCCACTGTCGGGCTAGTGCCGGAACTGACAAAGATGCTCTTCAGCTTGCCAGCACCAACCTTGATCTGCGCCGTAGCAGTGATATGCGTATAATTTGCCATGTCAGGCTCCTACGACAGAAAGCGAAGTTTGTAAAGAGTTGACAGGTACAACTCTATGATGTTGTCAACGAGGTTGTGCAGCGCCGTGTCCGTCTTGGGGATCACGTCGTACCGGGTGGCCTCGATCTCGTCCAACTGCCCTTGCAGGAAATCGACGACATTTGATGTGGTCTTGGCCGAGTGGAGCGTGATCGGCCCCAGCAGCCCGTACCGGCCCTGATACGCCTCGGCCAGATCGTCTGTCCGCTCGATGATGCCCTCGTAGAACTTCTGCAACGCCTTGTGCTTGGAATAGCTGCGGGTGTTGAGATGGACCGAATGCGTGACGTCGCGCGCAAGAAAGAACAGCCCGATAAAGTCAGCGCACTTCATTACATTGCTCCTTGTGGAGGCATCTGGGGAGGCATCATCTGGCCCTGCGCGGGAGGCATCTGGCCCGGCTCTTCCATGCCGCCTTCCATGGTGTTTTCGGCTGGCGTCTCGGGTTCAGCCGGCATCCCGCCGCGCCCCGGCGGAAGCCCCGGTATACTGCCGACGATGTCGCCAGTGTCGATGGCAGCGTGCAGGGTGCCCATGACGATGTCGTGGATCTGGTCTGGCCCCAAAGAGTTCTGAACAAGCGCGATACGCTTTGTCTCGGCATCGTACGCCTTGACTTGGGCCTCGAACTGCTTGACCGACGCGTCCTGCGCCTCGATGGACTTGCTGGCGTTTTGCAGCATCTGGTGCATCTGGTCCATTTCCTTGCCCATGGCTTCCATCTGCTGCTTGGCCTGCTGCATCTCGGGCGACTGGTCGTCACCGGCCATGACCTTGGGGTCAATGATCTTGGCAAACCGTGCCGCCATCTCCTGCGCGCCCGGCCAGTCCATGTTGCGGATGAACAGATCGCCGGCCACCGTCCAAAGCTGCGGGTTGCTTTGAAGCAGCATCTGCATGGCGTCGAGAGCCTCCTGCCGCTTGGTCATGTAGCCAGGGCCGGTGGTGACGCACACGTCGTAGACGCCCACGGTCGGGTTGTAGATTTTCTCCAGCACGATGCCGTTCTCGTCGGTGATCTTTTTGACCGCCTCGGGCTGTGACGGGTTGATCTTGACCATGTCCACGTCGCCGTCGAGGCCGATGATGCGGGCCACACGCTGCGTGTCGTAGATCTTGGGGATCATGTCCACAAGCTGCCGGGCAACGTACCGAACGGCGCGGGCGAGGTTGTCCACGTAGTGATATGTGCCCGTGTCACCTTGCTTCTCGCGGGCCAGAATGGCCTTGCCCGACCGCTCGTTGCCCTGCTGGCCCAGACTGGCATCGTACTGGCCGGTGGTGGCCTTGATGTCCTCACCAGCGCCCATTTTTGCCTGTATCAGGCCAGTCTGAGCGAGCGGCGGGGCAGCGCGCTGCGGAAGCGGCATACTGCCTCCTTGACCGTCTGTGACGTCAGGATTGACCTCTAGGTAAGGCCAGTTGGTCGTGTTGGCGGTCTTCCACTGCTGTTCGTAGCCCTCGAACTGGCCGCCATAGCCAATGAACGGGGCCTTGGGCGCCAGCGCCAGCATCTCTGCTTCCTGGCTGACCCAGTAGTTGTACATGCGCTGGGCGTCTTTGGCGTTGCGGATCAGGCCAGAGACATACAGCCGGCCATCGACCTCGAACTCGTTGCCGACGACGCGCACGATGGGGATGTACCTGCCCGCCCACTCGCGCTCTTCCAGCACCTCGTAGCCGTTGGTCTTTACCCACATGACCCGCTTGCGGTCTACGCGCCGGGTGCGGACAGGCTTGCCGAACATAGCACGAAGCTGCTTGTCCTTGGGCGTGCCTTGGAAAGCCGTGATGTTGTCGGGGTACAGGTGCAGCGTGTCGGGCTTGTGGTCGTGGTAGAAGTATTCCGCGATGCGGATCGTGTCTTCCGATACCCACTGGGCCATAGACTCGTCGCCTACACTCTGACTGAGCATGGAACTGACCGGCGAGGCGTCGGGAAACTCGCGCTCGTAGTCGGTCTTGAGCATGTCTTGGGTGACAAAGCACCATTCCGCGTCGGACCCACAGGGATCTTGGATCATGGGGTCCATGTAGACCGAGAACGAGTTTCGCACCCGGCCAATCTTGATGTCCTGATCGAAACTGTCTTCGTAGCAATACTCGGTCAGGATGCGGATGTAGCCCTCACCGAACGTGACCTGGTTGTCGCACGCGGTGTCGTAGGCCACGTCGGCGTCCGACAGATACTCGATGTGCCGGATCATGCCGTTGAAGATCTCGGCAACCTCGACGTCGCCCTTGTCGTCCGCCGGGATTACCTTGCCGGTGGGCCGGTTCTGCCGCTGTTCGTTCGTGACCTGGCGAACGTGCTGCGGCAGCTTGTTGATGGTCAGGCACGGGCGAGCGTTGATCGTCTGGCCCTGAACAGACCCGCGCGTAGCCAGCACGTCAGCCGGCCACTGCCACTGGTTATCGGGGCTGCCAGCCATGAACCGGAGGTCATCCAGTTCATCTTCACGGCTCTCCGAATACGCGGAGATAGCCATTGTGAAGCGGCTACGCATGGTGTTGAGCATGTCCTTGCGGTCACCACCGCCAGACACAACACCCGCTGATGCAACGTCGCTCGCAGCCATTACTTGCCCTTCTTGGGTGTCATGGCGCCGCGCTTGGTGGCGTAGGCAATCGCAACTGCCTGCTTCACCGGCTTGCCCGCCATGACTTCAGCCTTCACGTTCTTGCGGAACGCGTTCTTGCTGGTTGACTTCACCAACGGCATCTTACTGACCGTGGATGATGGCGAAGTTGATGACGACGGCTTCTGACAACGACGTAGAAGCAGTCATATTGCGGAGCGTAATAACGGCTGACCCTGCGGCCAGACTGCTGACATAGACCGTGTACGCTGCTGCCGTGCCTACGTCCGACACGTTGACGACAAGCACGTCTTTGACGCTAATCTGGCTGTTGGTCAGCGTGAAACTGACCGCCGTGGCGCCTGCAAGCGCTGCGCCGTTCATCGTGATGCGGCCTGCACTCTTGTTGAGCGTCACGCCAGTGGACTTGCTGGTCGCCTGCGTCACGGTACCCTGCGCGGTGCTGGTGTAGCCCAGTTCCGTGCTTGCGTAAACGGCGGCTGCGGTAACGGTATCTGCGCCGGTGATGTCCTGGTCAGCGTAGGCTACGCCGATGGGCTTGGTATTTGCCATTTTACGATTTCCTTGGTTTTGCCGTCTTGGCGGAGTCTTTGAACGCTTTTGCAGTGGGGGCGCCTTTAGCACCCGGTTTACGCATTGTTTCCTTGGAACCGGCTGCAATACGGTCCTTTTTGGCGTTAATGTTGGCGTACAGACCTGGCTTCATTTGCAGTTCCACCGCTTGAGAGACGCCGCTTTGCGGGTTGGTTGGCCTTTGTCGTCCTTCATTGGCCCCGGCATCCCCGACATACGCGCGCAGAACGAGGCTTTGCGGCCTGCGTCGGCCTTAGTCTTGGGGTTGGGCGCTGGCGCCTTCAAATTGGACCCGTTCTTGGCGTTGTACGCCCTGCGGCCTGCCTCGGTCATGCCCGCGCCCTGAGACGTAGGCTGATAGTGCGCGTTTTTACCCTTGGTCGTGCGCGAGATGGGCTTATCGGCCATCACTTTGTACCCATGAACTGGCGCAAACGCTTGACGTATTCAAGCTGATCCGCTGTCGGCTTCAACGCTGACGGGTCACCAGACAGGATGCGCGCGGCCAGCGTCTGCCGCATGGTGTCCAGCTTGCGGTCGCCGTAAGTGGAAAACGCCTTCTCTTGTTCCGGCGTCAGATCGAACCGAGGAGGTTCTACAAGCCCGCGCCGCATGTGAACGCGCGCCGCTTCGTTCATCATTACCGCGTTCTTCTCGGTCTGCGACAGTGTGCTGTACGGGTTCAGGATGATGTGGTCATCTTCCGCCGCCATGCCGGCCACATTTGGGTTGGCTTTAAAATACGTCTCTTCGCCGGGGTAAAGTTGCTCGCGCAACCCCACACCATAATAGCCTTTCGGGTATCCGGCGGCGACACTGGGCATTATGACCCCATCCAAGACGTAGAAATCCCTGACTGAGAATAAGAGCGGGTCTGGGCCTTGTCAACGCGTTCTCTGTGTGCGACGGGAAACGCGAAAGTAACGGCTATAGCGTCGGCGGCGTCCGGGGACGCTAGCCCTCGGCTTTTCATGTCCTTCTTGCTCTCCAAGAAGAGGGTGCCACGGCTGTCGGGCTTGGACATGGGGCCAATGAGATCCGATTTCAGGTACCTGTCCTCGGGGATGCTCGCCGTCTTCAGCCATTCACGCATTGCTCCCCACATCTCGGCGCGCTTGTTTCCCCACATCTTGGGGTTTTTGGCCTTGTTGCCGAAGTTCACGCCCCTGACGACGTACCGTTGCTCCTTGAGCCGGTCCACGATGCCCGCGCCCAGCCCGCCCTCGTCGATCACGACCATGGCGGGCTTGAACTCCTCGATAGCCTCGATGACGTGGCCCACCACGGTCATGGTGTCGTCGCCCCGGTGCTTGATCAGCTTGACGATATCGCGCCCTTGGCGCACCGCCAGCACGGTAGCGTCGGCGCCAAACCGCGCCGGGTCCACGCCGAGAATGATGGGCGCGCTCAGATCCTTGACGCGGGGGCGCTTCATGGCGTCGTTGACCAGCATATTGGGGATGAACTGGTCGTCCGACGCGTTTGGAAACTGCCCGTAGACCTCGACGTGGGCTTGGCTGGACTCCGGCCCGTACTCGTCGATGATCTGCTGGTAGACGGCCTTGTCGGTGCCTTCGACCTCGCGCGCGTCCACGATCTTGTTGAGCCAGAACTCCCGCTTGGAGTTGAAGCACTCGTAGAAGTAGCCACTGTTGCGGCGTGGGTTGCTGAACGCCATCCAGAAACGGTTGGGCGTGTTCTCGGTGAAGAAGCCCGCTGCTACCGACCAGATGCTGTCAGGGATACCACTAGCCTCGTCGAACACCAGCATGACGCCGTCCATGTTGTGGACACCGGCATAGCTGTCGGGATTCTCAGCCGACCACAGCCGGCCCTCGACGCCCCAGTAACGCGTGCCCTTCTTGAGGTCGCGCTCGACCAATTCGGTCAGCCACTTGGCCGGCATCAGGCGGGTAGCCGACACTTCAAACCAGTGGCTGTTCAAACTCATGGATAGCCACTTGGTAATTTCCGCCCAGGTGACCGAGCGTAACTGGGCTTCTGAGTTGGCGCTGACGATGATGGTCCCGCCGATCCGCGTGGATAGCATCCAGATCACCAGCCAACTGACCAGCGCCGACTTGCCAATACCACGGCCCGAACTGACCGCCAGCCGCAGCGTGCTGAAGTCGATCCTGCCGTTGTTGTCGCGGATGTGGTCAGCCAGATCCTGTAGCACCTGGCGCTGCCACTTGCGCGGGCCACTAAAGTGTTCCAGCGGCGTGCCGGGCTGACCCCACGGGAAGGTGTACAGCACAAACTTGAGCGGGTCGTCCTTGAGAGCCGGCGCCCACAGCCGGCTCATGAGCATCATCTCATCGTCGGCGCTATAGATGGTGGTCTGCATCAGGATCTCTGGTTCATGGTTGGGCGCGGGTTGAGGAACGCCTGATACCGCGCCAGTCGTCCGACGCCTCCCAGCATACCGTCGCCTGCGGGCGCGGTCATGGTGGGTGAGGTGGCGCCCCGGCCCGGCAGAGCCTGACTGAACAGATCAAAGTTCATGGGCATGGGGTCACGCCCACGGTCGGCGGCGTACCCCGGCCCACGGGGCACATTGCCGTAGATGAATTGCATGGGGCTGCCGGGGTTGTTGCGCCGCATCTGGTAGGCGCGCAGTTCGCGGAACAGCGCCTCCTCGTCGTCAGGCGACATGTTGCTTGAGAATCTCTGGTAGTTTGCGCCGGCCATTGGGCCTGTCTGAGACGCGAACGCGTTCGATTGGGTGGTCGGCGCGTACGACTGGTACTGCTGGGGCGTCATCATGCGCGCCAGGTAGTTCGGCATCTCGTACATATTCGCCCTCTATGACACGTTGCTGCGCCATCTCCAGCGCGCCAATGATGCTGATACGCTGTTCCACGTCAACGCTGATCTGCTGCTTGGCTACCCAGCCGTGCTGGTGCTTGAGGATCTCAAGCGCCGCCTTGGCGTCTCCCGCCAGCGCTGCCTCATGCAACACGGCGCTGATTTCCATCTCGCCGTCTGCGCGGCCCTTGAGTTCGGCCATCTCGGCTATGGGGTCAAACTGGCAAAGCTGCCTGTATTCAGCCGGCAGCAGTCCTGCCGCCAGCGCAAGGCTTTCGCCACGCAGCCCTTTACGCGCCGCCTGATAGATGGCTTCGAGCCGAGCCTCTGTGGCTTGTAACCTGCGAGGTTCATGCGAGAGAGAAAATATGCTCATGGCGGCAGGGTAACAGATTTTAAAAAAAATAAAAAGTTTGTGCGATCCCTGCGTGGGGGATGGCGGCGCCGCGCCGGCCCTGCCCCCCTGCCCCCCCCCTTAACTGATTATTTGTCAGGTGACAGATTG